TCAAATTGCGGAAAATTCATTATCAAAATGCGTCCCAATTTCCGGATCAACAATGACATTTAATTCATTTACAATTGATCAAACAATTAAATTTATTAATGAATATATTAAAGGAATAAATAATGGTTTAGTAAATCCTTTAACCTATGGATTTAATGGTTATACAAACTATCCAAGTGGTACTGACAAATTACCACCTCAATTCCCATTTGTCTTTGGTCCAAATATTGAAACAAACAATAAAAAATTTAGTGATAATCAATTAATCTCAAATACCGTTATAACAATATATGAAAAAATAAAATTAAATCCGGTTGATAATGATTCCGGATTTGCGGTTGTTTGGTCAAAAGATGTTATTGGTCCACAAACAGTGACGGAGAGTACAACGATTGATAAAAGTGAATATAAAGATAATTCAGTAACATATGCATCTGTTGGTGGTGATTTTATTTATCTTTTATCTCATAGAACTGAAAAACCAGGAAAAAAGTTTAGTTTATCAAACACACTATATGGTATTGACCAAGAAAAATTTGTTGGTGAAATAAAAGATGGTACAAGTTCTATGGTTCGTGGAGAAGAGTTAATTAGTCTTCTAAAAGAAATTATTAGATTTATTAAAGGACACAAACATAATATATTAAAGGCACCAGCAACAAGAACTGAAGATGGGGCTGATATTCTAAAAATAGAAGAGACACTAAATACCGCAGAAAAAACAATACTTAATCAAAATATTCGTATTAATTGATATTTATATTAAAAACATAAATGTCAATTCACAATTCATATTTTAGTAGAAATAACACTATTGTTTTTAGTGGCCAAACAAATACAGGTAGGAACCCAATTATTGAGCTCTACTATGGTGATGGTAATATAAAAATTCCATTTGGATTTTCAAGGTGTATTTTTGACTTAGATTTAGAAGAATTAAAACTAAAATACCAACAAGGTATTATATCAACAGAATGTGGTAATGCGACCCACACTTTAAGAATGATTAATACCTCATCATTTAATCGTGACTTTTTAAACACTAAAACATCAGAAGAAAAAGAAAGAGCAACCTCATTTGATTTAATTTTGTGGAGAATACCATATGAGGATTTTAATGAAACTTTACCCCAATATTGGGATGAAGGGGTTGGTTATGATTTCACAGATTTTTCTTCCCAACCTGATGATAGAAATTATTCCGTAAGACCATCAAACTGGTTTAAAAGACAAACATTATATAACTGGGAACAAGAAGGAATTTACGACAACACAAATAACGGTACATTTAATTTTTCAGATTTACATATTGTTGCTGTCCAACACTTTGAGTTTGGTAATGAGGATATTGAATTTGATATGACGGAAGAAATTAAAGCAATACTTGATGGGTCATTTGTAAACCCTGTCGGTTGGGGAATATCTTTTTTACCTCAATTAGAAAATATTACCGGAACAACAAAAACATATTATACTGGATTCTTTTCAAGACATACACAAACATTTTATGAACCAAGACTTGAGACGGTTTATGATGATTTAATTGAGGATGATAGAAACAATTTTACATTAGGAAAGACAAATAAATTGTATCTATTTTCATATGAGGATGGTAATTTTATGAATTTAGATGATAATCCTAAAGTTACAATTTTAGATCAGGCCGGTGTTGCAATTCCTGGACTTATAGATTTACCAACTTGTTTAAAAACACAAGGTGTTTATGAAGTTGAGATCCCACCACTTATTGGTTATCCAACAAATTGTTTATTTACTGATGTTTGGTCAAATATAAAACTTAATGGATTTTCATTACCTAATGTTATAAATGAATTTGTTTTATATCCAATTCAAAACGCAATACAGATTGGTACAACAACTTTTGATCCATCGGTTTATGGGTTTGATTTTTATGGAATAAAACAAGATGAAAAGATCTTAAACACAGACATTAGAAAGGTAAGTGTGATAATAAAGAAGGCTTACACAACAAATAAAAGATTACCAAAAGTAGAAGGATATTACAGAGTTTATGTAAGAGAGGGACAAACCGAAGTTCAAGTACAAGACTGGACCAAACTTAATAGAACACCAAATGAATACTATCTAATCTTTGATACAAGAGATAAAATACCAAATGAGTATTATATTGATTTAAAAGTAATTTCTGCTGGGGAGATAAATACTTATAAAAGAACGATAAAGTTCCAAATAGTTAATAAAAAATAAAAAAATAATAAAATGGCAAATTATATAGTAAGAGAGTGTACAACCGAAACAAGTTATAGTGTTAGTGCAACAACAACATTAAGTGTTAATGATGTTATTTCTTTTGCACTTACTGGGAGTGAAGATCTAATATGCGGTATTGTTACTGATGAAACTGATAAACCGGTATCAGAGGCGATTTTTTCTAGCTTAGAAGATAGTTGTTGTAGTTGTTTAACAGGAACTGGAATAAATTCATTTATATTTCAATTTTGTAACACAACAGAAGAAATTTCGGTTGATATAGAGACATTTTGTACTATTTATGGTGATGTACCGTTTGATGGACAAATTTTTAAATTTTTTAATTTAGCCACAGAAGAAGTTAAATGCGCAACATTTAGGGGTACTAATGATGCTCCAGGTGAAACTACTTGGGAACCAGATGAAGGTCCTTATACTTCTTGTTTTGAATGTGATGTTGATACCCCAAGAAGTGCAAACACTGAAAATTTTATTTGTATACCAGATTGTGAATTTACTGGGAGTACTGCTGTTGTACCACCACACCCAGTATGGACTGATGCCTATGGAACACCTGTAACACAATTAAATATGGTTACTATTGGTGGTAATGGATTAAACGGATAAATAAATTTATTATGGATAGATTAGATAATATAATTAAAAGAGTTTTAAGAGAATCGGACAAAGATAGATCCTCAAGATATATGTTCTTTTCAAATTTACAACAAATGAGAAGACAATGTGATCTACTATTAGATCTTGATCACAATATGATTGAATCAATTTTAGAGAATGGTCACGACTGGGCTCAAGATCATATTGCTGAAGCAAAAAACAATATGGATCAGGTTTTTGATTTTCTAATGAATGAAAGTAAAAAATCCGGAATGGAACTTCCTATGAATATTGATGATAAGGATATGGTTATGATGGAAGGAAGAAAAAAATCTGGTACAAAATTATGTGCTCGTGGTAAAGCGGCGGCTAAGGCTAAGTTTGACGTGTACCCAAGTGCTTACGCTAATGGTTATGCCGTCCAGGTGTGCAAAGGAAAAAAACCGGGACTTGATGGTAAAAAACACTGTTCCGGAGTTTATTGTTAAATTTTTTTTAAAAAAGTTGTTAGGTGTATTGGTTTTTTACTTATATTTGTAAAAACAATAAACTATGACAAAGACTGTGAAAAGATTTTTTAAAAGATTAAAACTAAAATTTTATCTGTGGACTAAAAACAGTAACTCACTAGTCCCAACTTATGAAGGAGAAGTGTCCTCATATGAAAAAACGTGTTTTAAAATTTGTTTAAAAGTAATTAAACATCCGGAAACAAAGTTTATGATTGCCCCAAAGTCAAACAAAAGGTATATTGAGAATAAATTAATGGATATCTTTATCACAATGTTTGACGGTGAAATAGATATTACAAACAATGTATGTCCTTATCACGTAAAATTAAACAAACGAGATTGGGAACGAATAACATTTATTTTTGATAACGAAACTGAAAAACGTAGAATCAATTATGAAGAACTTAGAAATTCTCAAATTAAAAATTCATTAGATTATGTTTTAGAAAAAATATCAACTAAAAACTAAAATAAGAAAAGTGTACCGGTTGATAATGTTTCGGTTTGTTCTTTTAAAACTCTTTTAACGATTCTATATAAATCGTTTTCTGTTAATGTAATAATATTTTTTTCAATATTTTCGTTTGTTTTTTTCTTATGTGAAACCATTACCGGTTTTTGACCTTTACCTGTTTGCGGATCATTTTTCTCAGCCTTTCTTTTTTGTTGACAAGCAGATCTTTTTTCCGAATCAGACATTTTTCCAGCAACACCAGCGGCTCTACATTTAGGATAAGATCCCTTATCTGCGTCTGATCTTCCGCAAGGTGGGTGTTTACCATTAACTTTTCTACATATATCAACCCAGGGTCCTTTTGGTTGTGAAGAACCCTTTGGTTTCTTTTTTTTACCAAACCATACGGCAAGATCTTCGTTGATTGTATGAACATCGTGTTCGTCAACATCGTAAGTTCCATCAGCATTTTTTTCCCAAACACCAACAATTTTTTTAATGTTATTTTTTAATGTCTTTTGTTTTTTACTATGATTAAACTCTGTGTCAACAAATTCGTCAAAAGGACCAAGTTCATTAGACTTCCATTTTTTTAAACCCAATTCAATAGGTCCATTATATAAACCGGCCGTAACCGAAGTATTTGCCTCATTTAAAACATTATCTGTAATTACAACCCGTTCTCGTAATTTAACCGGAAATGGATTTATATTATCACCATCCTCATCGTTTAATACCGGATGGTTTTTAGCATATTTTGTTGATTTTTTAGCTTTAGTTTCAAGAGCCTTAATTTCTTTTTTTGATGTTTTCATTTTACCATCATAACTATCGTAAGCTAAATATGGACTATCATATTCTGATACCGGAACTTCAAAAGGTGTTAATTGTGATTTATCAAATTTCCTAAAACCTGGTCTTAATGGTACTAAATAGGATCCTCTGGATCCATAAGAATCACTTGTTGCTTCCCTCAATATTTTCTTTATAAGATTATACATTATCATTATATTATAAATATTAATAAATATGGAAAACGAAAAAAAACTATTTGGTAATCTCTTCAATACAATTGATTTAATTAGTGAAGATCATTTAGATGCGATACTTGAAACTATGGATAAGTCACATTCTTTAATTTATTTAATTGAAGCTGTAAAATCTGCGCACGAAAGAAACGCCTTTACAATTGGTGAAACGGAAGTAATATCAAAAGCGATCAGAGTATTGTCAAGAGATGAATTTTCTGACAAATAACATTATGTGAATGTGATAAAAACAAAGTGTTACAATCCCCCAAGTTTCCATCCAATAAAGACCATCAAAAATTAAAAATAAGATAGATAAAAGATAAATTGGTAAATAAAACCTAAATCTTTTAAGTGACCACAATGGAAATACGGCCGACACAAAAAACCCAATAGCTAATATATTGTGTAGTACAAACCAGTCCTCAACTGAAAATACAGTCAAAAGAAGTAGTAAAATTGCTGAAACTCTCCATTTTGGTAGATCAAAGAAATAATAACTTACAAGTGCGTTTGTAAAAATAAAAAGGGGTTGTAGATCCGTTGTCCAGGATTGTGAAATTGATACTAAATCATTATTAAAAAAATGTATAATAAATGGTTGTAAAACAGCCAGAATGACTACAAATAATTTTATTATAAAATCATATTTTTTAACCATATCATCTATACCTCTTTTCTATTGTTCCATCATCATAAATGTAAAATACCACACCTGTTTCATTTTCATTAATTTCTTGACCTAAGTAATTAACAATCTTTAAAATCTTTTTATTTTTATCGGTATTAAAAATTGAAATTGGTCCGAAAATTTCAAACTTACCGTCAATATCAACCTGAACTAATCTATAATAATTTATACCTTCTGTAAAATTTTTATCAACAAAAGAATATTCGGTTTTTTGATTACTGTTCCCAACAGCACTTTTAGTTCCAATAACAGAGCTTTCGTTAAATTCACCGGTTGTAGATCTTTCAATTAAATAGTAATCAGTATTTGATTCTGATGCCGTTTTCCAAACTAATAAATTCCCTTGTTCATATTCATAACCTTCAAAAGATATTAATTCGATTGGAAGTGGAACTACCTCAATAAGTTCAATATTATCTAACCACCATTCTTCACCTGCAGCATTAACTCTACACAATATGTCTATAGCAACTTGAGAAATACCAACCGGCAAATTAAGTGTAATAAATGTAGGTCCAGTAGTTGTAACTCCGGCTGGGGCTTGATAAACATCACCAATAGGTGCTGCTGAATTTGTAAAAGTTCCATTTGCGTTATGTGTTACAATTCCGGTAGAAGTGTATGGCCATTGAGCATTACTATTTCCAGTTATACGAAGTTCTGACACATACGTTAATCCACCATTAGTTGATACTTGTACGTCAACAAAATCCGGTCCATCAACACCACGACTTCCCGCTGCTGGACTGGAGAACGAGTACGACGCTAAACGAAATTTGAGTTGATATTGTTTTGTCGGATCAAGTCCGGTTACATTTGGCAATACGTACCAGTCTTGTTCTAACCCAGATGTTCCGGTACCAGAACCATAAATTACGGCACTTGTTGTTGGTGTTACTGACGCGTTTGTAAACCATCCTGTGGTAGGTGCCGGTGTCCACCACCCGGCTGTCAAATATGTTGGTGATGAGGTTTCCATATAGTCATACTCAATAATTGTTTGACTATAAGATTTTAATGAAGTAAAAATTAGAAATAGTGTTATTAATTTTTTCATAAAGTTCTTTTTTATAATTATTTTAATAATATGTAATATTTTTGGTTAAACCAAAATTAATTCTGTTTAATTATCAAAGTTGATATTTTAATGAACATATTGTCATAAATAAAAAAAGGAGACAATTTCTTGTCTCCTTTTGAGGGTTATTTTAAGTTATTGATTATCTCAATTCTCTTAAATCGAATGTACGTACTCCGTCAACTGTGATACGTCCGTAGAAACGATTATTAACCATTTTCTTAGCGTAACGAGTCATTATACCTTTGATAGGTGTAAAGTTGAATGGATTGTACATTGTAGGTGTCAACTGTAGAGGCACATACGGTGCGTAGATGTAACCTGTGTCAAGAAGAGATGTTCCTTTGTGACCCAACAATACTGTGTTTGGTGGGAAGTAAGGATCTCTATACACTTGGTAACGTCCTGCTAATGTACCAACTCTTTCAATACCCATATTGTACTGATCTTGCTCCGGAGAAGCGTTAGATACGTGGAAGTACTCAAGATCATCAAAGATTGCAGAAATTTCAGAAGATACTACGATCCAGTTAGCACCACCACGAAGAGTTGACTTGTGGATTTGAGCAGACAACTGGTTGATTGCAGTAATCAACGTCTGGTTCCAGTCTTTCTGAGTGTAAGAAGTTGTAAGAGACAATCTTCTCCATCCGTTGTAATCCCAACGTAAAGTCCAAGCCGCACCTTTTCTAAGGTCACGAAGGATTTCACGGTCGATTTCAGCAGCTACTTGCTCAGACAATAGTGCAGTAAGTTCTGCTTCAGCATCGATATTGTGGAATGCCGCAACGTCTTGTGCAAGTTCTGGTGACCACTGAGCTCTTAGTTTTCTTTCTGTTACAGAAACAGTTACTGACTCAAGGTCAAAAGAAACCTCACCAATTTTTTCTTCAAACTCAAGTTCTTCATATCTTCTCCAAACAGCGTGGAAAGAATTTCCAGACTGGATAGCCGAGATAGTAGAACCTGTATATCCGTCAAGTGAATCGTCACCACAAGTAGCACAAGCTGGACAAGAAAGATCTACTTCAAGAATAATACATCCTTCTGGTGAACAAATATCATAGAAAGATCCACCGTTTCCATCAGCCGGGAATGTTGTTGACGTGTTATTACCATACTGTACAATACCTTTTCCGTATTTTTGAGTAACAACTCTAAACAATAATGGTGTTGAAGCTGTAGGAACCGGACATACGTTAGCCGCGTCAAAATCTAAGTTAGTGGCAGGTATAATTTTAAGATCAGAAAGGAAAGATTCTGTATCAATTTCATTTCCATCAGGACCAATTAATTTACCAGCACCAGGGATATTAGACCAACCACAAAGTTTGATAAGAACTTTTCTTTGATTTCCATTAAGTTCGTCTTCAGCAATCGGAGTTAAATCACCATTTGACCACTTAACAACTGTTGTATTTGCTGTAACCGCAGACCAACGACCTTTAGAATAGTCAAAAAGACCAGCAGGATCAAGTCCAGGCTCACCACCTTCGTAGAACAAATCATAAAGGTTTTTAGCAAATGGTTGGTTAGACCCATTATAACCAGGGTAACCTTGTCCTGGACTATTAGTGCCATTATCTACAGCCTCAGGTGAACCAATTGGTGCGTAATGTTCAGCACCATTAGGAAGTGCGTAAGTCGCATCCGGATTAAACCCTTGGATACGAGGTACAAAGTAGAACAATTTACCGATTGGTAAGTTCATAGCTTGTACAGAAACGATGTCGTTTGCCAATAATTTAGAGAATACTCTACGTACGATTGGGAAAACAACAGTTTCAAACGCACCGTTAGATGCCTCAGAAGTTGCTTCGTTGATTAGGAAAGACGCCTGGTTCTCATATAACTGAGCTACGTTCTCTTTCAAATGACCTTTAAG